CAATGGTGGGGATGCCCATAGCGATTGCCTGTAGCGGCATCAGGCCGAATCCTTCGCCTCTGGCTGGGGCTACGAAACAGTCAGCCTGGTTGTACCAGTCTCGTTGGGTTTCTTTGTTCATCCAGTCCCGGTACAACTTGATGTTTGGATGTTTGATTTCTTCGGTGTCGAAGGCGTGGGGGGCTGCTTTGATGTGTAGTTCTGCGTCTGGCAGGTTGAGTTCGGTGAAGGCCCGCACAACCAAATCTAGGCCCTTACGGAGCCATAGGGAGCCTCCTGCGTGGAACCTGAACGGGCCGTCCGTCTCACGGTCCTCCGGCTTCCAGAAGGTTAAGTCAACCCCGAGTGGCACCACAGTGGTATCCGGATGCCATTCAGAAAAAAGTTCTAGATTGTGTTCGCAAGGGACAAGAATCTGGTCAAACTGGCTGAACCACGGGTGCATGAAGTTTGGCATCGTGTCCGTTTCCCACATTGTGAACAAGACACGGTGCTGACCTTTATGCCAACCGGGGATGGTGCCCGGTAACTGCATATGCACATTGACCGAGGCATGTTTGTCGAACGTTACCGTTTTCGGTGCTGCTGACAGGAAGCCGTCAAGCATCGAGCCGTACCCAATGCGCCGGTCCCCTATCCCGGTCCAAGACTGGTAATTCACACTCTATAGACTAGCCTGTATGTCAACCTTGTCGATATACATTCCGACATGGAATCGACAACATCTTCTGAATAGATTGCTGAAAAGCATTGAACCGCAACTGTGCGACGAAGTTGACGTTTTTGTTTCGGTCAACCACAAACCCGATTACGACCTGCCGGATTGGGTGAGCCGCCGACAAACCAGAATCAATGTTGGTGGAGATGCCAACATCATTCCCGGCCCAACGCTTGTCAACGGAGAATATGTTTGGGTTATGGGCGACGATGAACAGTTGCTCGATGGGGCAATCAAAGCCTGCCTCTACGCCATCAAATCAAAACCTGGGCTAATTATTCACCCTGACGGCAAGTTCAACATGGGGGTGCCAATTGGGGCGGAGTTCGAGAACTATGGGGAGTTTTGCAAAGCGGCAATGAAAGGCAACTTTGGCAGGTTGATAACGGCGCACACGCTGATTTCGTCCAACACTTTTATGCGGGCTGCCTACGACCCCGCTATTGCTATACAAAAAATTGACACCCGTTACGGGTTTCATTATGGGATGCTCAACAATCTGTTCGATAAACCTGTTGCGATTGCGCCCCGACCCACGGTCCGCTACGGGTCAGAGGCCAGCATTTTTCTGCAACCTAAGGAAATGATTGACGAACACATGGCGGCATACCCGCAGGTTATCTACGACATTTTTGAGTGGGTTCAGGAACGAACAGGTGTGGAGATTCCTCGCAGTTGCTACGGGCGAGGGTTTGATTAACTGGCTTCAGCCGGAGCTGACTTAAGCCCTTCAATCTGCCACTTCTCGGTGGCGTGTTTCTCTAGAATGGCTGCACCGTCAATTTGTCTTGGCTGCAATCCCTGTTGACGTAAACGCTTGTAGGCAGGCATGTCTCGCTGCCAGCGGCGTTCACGGGCGTTCGTCTCGCCAACAACAGAACCTTTGGTGGTGGTGGTGTTTGCGCCCATGCGGACACCAAGAATCTTGCAACCGAAACATCCGTCAACATCTGTCGGATGGATTTCCCTATGCTTCAATGTAAGCCCCGTACCCTGCTGCTCTGAGGTCCGCTTCTTCTTCAGCGGTCAATTCGTGGATATGCCCACCATGATACGTCTTTTCAATCAGCGTGTCAGGATGCGGTTGGTCTTCAGTAAAGGAACCGTTGGCAAGTTTGTAAACGTTTCGACCACGCGGCCAACCTTTCAAACGTGCCATGATGCCCCAGCTTGTGCCATCACTAAATGTGACAAACGGGTCAGTGGGCGGTCTGAAGGTAGCCATGCGTGTACAAGAATAGCAAGAACCCGCCACCCCTGCGATGACGGGTCCTTACTACCAGTTGTGGAAAAGGGTTTTCTCTCCCCATTCGCAACAGCGCCAGTAAAACACAAAACCCCCTCCGACGCAAATCGGAGAGGGCCTGTGTTTCCTTGTCGGAAAGGTTAGGCGTTGCTGCCGAGGCTTGAAGCTGATTCGATGCGACGCAAGGCTTCCTGACGGAAGACCGAGTAGCCGACGAAGTGCTTCCAACCAACCGGGCGGAAACGCTGGAGGATGTCGGTCACCGTGCCGTACACGATGGTCGGCTGTGCGCCGTACTCGCCACCAAGGGAGATACCCTTGGCGAGAGCCTGACGACCCATGATGAGGGTGCCGTAGACATCGATGGTGCCCGACGAAGACGAGTTGTTCGACGCATCCACGAACAGCGGCGCACGGGGCGACTCGATGAAGCGCACCATGTCAATCATGCCGATTTCGCCGTTGTAGAGGCCCTCGCCACCGACGTACTTGTACGAGTCACGCCAGCCGCCAGCGTCCACGTTCGAACGGAAGTCGAACGAAACGTCGGGGTGGATGAAACCGATGTACGAACCGTTGATGGTCGGGACATTGGCCTTGCGCAACTGTGCGGCTGCCTTGCGGACATCGTTGATGTGCAAAACGTCGTCGGTGTTGACGGTCGTGCGGCTCGTCGGGTCGGTTGCACCGCCCGTTGCGTACAGCACGTTGTCACCAGCCTGGAGCACGTCGCGGCAGATGCTGTCAATCGACAGACCGGCGTTGAAGCCGACAGCGTTTGCTGCCACCGGGTCAACCGGGATGAACGACGAAGCGCGAAGCTTTGCGGTCGTGACAGTTGCGTTGCCGTATTCCTTAAGGGTGACGGTGACCTGGCTGTCGCTCATGGCGACCGGCGTCACGTCCTCTGCTTCACCCAGTTCGGTCGTCGCGGCCGCGAGGTCAGCGAAAACGGTGAACTTGATGGATGCACCAGGGTTGGTGGCGTTGGTTGCCTGAACGTCTGCGAACTGGTCGTAGTACATTTCGGGACGGAGGGCGAAGTACGCCAACTTCTCAAAAGCAACCTGGTCGGTCGTGAGGTTAGCGGTGCCCGTTTCTGCTGCGTAATAATCAGCCATTTGGGTTATCTCTCTTTCTTGGAGTTAGTTTGCGGTGAGGTCAATTCCTTGTGCCGCAGCCTCCTGAAAGATGGCCATGAGTTCGCTTTCCGAATTGGCGTCAGCGATTCGTTGTTTCCACGACGGGGGTGTTGGGGCGTTTTCCGCTCCGACAGCAACCTTGTTAGAGGTTTGCCAGCCTTGCGTTTCACGCGGGTCCGTTACCGGTTGTGGCGTAATCAACTGTGCTTCTTCGGCAGCCATACGGATTGCTTCTGCTGAAAGTTCACCGTCGTAGCCTTTGACGAAGTATTTGAATTTCGCTTCGGCAGGGTCAATGCCTGCTTTTAGGAAACTTACTTCGCGTCTAGCTGTTTCGGCTTCCGCGAGCGCCTTTCGGATTTCGCGGTTTTCTTTCTCCAGTTGCTTCATCCTTGCCCTCACGGGGTTGGATTCGTTTGGCTGGTCGTCGTCCTCGTAGAAGTCATCTTCCAGATTTGACATATGGCACTCTCCGTTTCTGCCCACACCCGAGCGGAGGACTTGGGTGGCTGCGTCAGTTGGTTACGCCCCGATATGTACGCCACGGTTACGGGGGCTACCCGTGGGTTCCGGCCATCGGCCTCTAAACGAAAAGATTAGACACCTGTTTTACGGTTGTCAACTATCCCTCGCAACAATGTGCTTTGTGCCCACAATGAGGGCATCGCCATCTGGTTGCTATCGGGTCATACTGCTGTTCGCAGTTTTCGCAAATCATTCGCCAGCGGTTGAAAGTGCGGCCCGGCCGCCTGCTTGGAATTCGGCTACGCGCCGACGACGGCGGGTTGCGACGCGCTGTGCAGCTGAAACATTAGTTGCGAATTCTGCACCAATCTGTTCCATCCCACCGATACCGCCTTCGCCTGCTCCGGCTTCCCCTACGGTCGGCGTGTAGATTTCTTGTTCGCGGGCGATGCGTTGGAACCCTTCGCGGGCCCGTTCCTCACCTACGCCTGCCTGTACAAGTTGTTCGGCTTCGGCCGCACCCAGACTCATACCGGCCTGCTGGCGGGCCTGTGCGGCCACCTGAGCGGCCTGTGTGCGGGTTCTGAGCACATCCGTGGCTTTGGTCGGGTCAAGGTAGTAGGCGGCCAAGTCGGCGGTATTCCATCCGTACAGGTTGGTCAGTTCGTCTCGGACGTTCTGTGGGGCGGCCAACGCGGCACGGAACCCAGCGTTCAAACGGTCGGCTAGTTCAACTGCGTCAATGTTTTTACCAATGAAGTCTGCGATTTCCTCATCGGTGTCGAAAAACCCTGCGGGCATACCGTTTGAGCGGAGGGTGCTGCGGAGGGCCGCCTCAACTGCAAGATATGTAGCAGGGTCGTATTCGGCTCGACCAGCTGCACGGCGAGCGGCGTTGCCTTTGCCGTTCGGCTCAAACCTATCCTTGTATTCCTTGGTGTCCCGCAACTTGACTGTAAGTAATGGAATATTATTTTTCAGTGTCGGGTCGGCTTTGATAAGAACATCCGCTGCTGGGGTTAATGTCCCCAAACCGAATGATTCAAGAAGTGCTTGAAGTTCTTGGAGGCCGGTTGTCGCTGCCATTACTGCACCTTCCCAAACATGCGGAGAATCGAAAGACCAACGTCGGTATATTCACGCTTGGCATTGTCGGTGGTTTGCCACTCGGGCAGCGAACGGATATAACGCTCCCATTCGTTCAGGTTCATCTGACGTGGCTTACCGGTCCCCTCTGGGTCATACGCAAAAGCCTTAGCATATTTGCTGTCGGTGAAGTTGATTTCACCTTCAGGCTTTTCAAGGTATTGAGCGGCCATCTGCCGGTAATCGGCGGTGAGGGTACGAAGGTTGTAATCCTGGTCGATATAGTCGCCAAACACTCCGTAACGCATTTTGGCGCGGGCTTTCATGTCCCGCTTGAAACCGTCCTCGGTGATGTCACCAGAAATAATTCTCTTCGTGTAGTCGGAAAGTTCTTCGTCCGTCACATTGTCCAACATCAAATCGCCTGTCAGTTTTTTTGCCTTGGCGTATTGGGTGGTGGTCCTAATGTCGGTTTGCGGGGTGAGCGACCCGCGAGCCTCGGCTGCGGTTGCCTCTTTAACAAACTCCGCACCAATCGCCTTATCTGCTTCAATATCTGTCCACCCGTATTTAAGTGCTTCATCAGCTAGGAACGAGTATGTGTTATCGCTCAACGAAAGATTTTTTGCTGTAGCCCGACCTTTTATGTAGTCAGTTTTGTCCGCAAGAGTATTTGCCCACTCGGGTGAAAGTTTGTTCTTTGTATAATTTCGCATCGATTCGGCGGTGTTGTTCCACCACGATGTCTTATACAGTTCGTTAATGAAGCGTTGCTGACCGTCGGTTGTACTGGGGTCAATGTTCTTCTTGGACCAGTCAAGGAGGGTGCGGATTGAGTCATCGCTTTCATACAGTGAGGCAATCCAACCGTATTCGGCGTATGCATCTTTTAGCCATTCAACGGATGAAACTTCTGGTTCCATCGTGCCACCGCCACCAGCGCCACCGCCACCAGGGGTGGTAGCGCCCGTGCCACCTTTGATGCGCTTGCCACCCTTACCGCCTTTGCCACCGCCCGCACCAGTTGGGGGGCTAACAGGTGTTACATCCGGACCCGGCCCTGCCGCTTCCTCGGCCATGCGGAACTGACCAGCGGTAGAACCCCCAGCAACAGGTTTAGCTGGAGCGGTGGCCGCCATAGTTGTGGGGGCAACAGTCGGCATTTTGCCCTGAACAAAATCAGCGTAAATCTTCTCCCGTCGGGCGGTTTCCTCAGCCTGCTCTGGGGTCTGGTCAAGAACATTACGGCGAGTAGCTGCGGCACCCTTACCAGACACAACAGCCCGCCACGTTCCACCAGCAACGGTCATGCGACCAAGCGAATCGGTGACGTTTTTCAACTTGTTGCTTGCGTCTTCCAACGCCCACTCACGGTCAGACCACTGAGTACGCTTCTTCGTCTCAGGGTCAACAAAACCCTGGTCAATCACGTCAACCAACTGGCGGTATGCAACAGCCAACTGGTACACATTGTCAAAAGTGTCTTCGCCTTGGGTAAGAGTATTAATCTTCGATACAATTTGGGAACGCTTCACCCGTTCCGGCACAATTGGACCTGACGGCGTCGCGGATGTGACACCAGCCTTGCCTGCCCTGATACCAGCTTCAAGTTGCGGGATGCTCGTCTCTCGAAGTTCCCGTTTCAAATCTTCTAATTCAACACGGGACAAAACCTTGTTTGAACCTGGCAATGCATAGCCGCCCTTTTGTGGGTCAAACTTTGCCTTCTCGGCATCTTTCAGTTGCTTTTTAAGGTCGGAAAGTTGTTTATTGAGGTCAGCCACGTCCAGATACCGCCCTGTTCAGAAGTTCAGCAAACGTCATCATTTTGACATTCTCAGATTCTTCGCCGTACTTTTCTTTTACTTTCTTGATAGCGAGCGACTCGGCAGATGGGGTGGCCGCCACAACACCACCCGACACGGCTGCCTTCTGCGCTTCAACCTCGGCCTGCTGGATGTATTTGCCAATACGGGCAACATCCTTGGCTGAAATGTTGCGACCCAACAAGCTTTGTGCAGCACCCTGGACAACCGCTTCAAGGTCCGCCTGCGGTGTGAAACGGTAGGTGCGGGTCGGTCCGGTCGGCGCAACTGGGGCAACCTTCGTCATCAACATTTGGTAGGTTTCACGCCACGGCGTCAGATAGATATTCGACTGCAACAACAGTTCACTCATCGCTTGCCGGTCAGAAGACGTGAACCCGTTACCCGGTTTCTCATTCTGGGTATAACCGATGCCCCGTGACTTGAGTCCGTTCAGAACAGTTTTGCGTTCAACGTCGTCAAGCTGCGAAAGGATTGTCCCAGCCTGCTTATAGATGTCATACAGTCCGAGAGGCTGGGCTTCGCCAGTAGCGGTTGGTTCAAAAACTGGTTCACCGGTTGTGGTGTACCTGATTTCGGAAACACGCTGAGGTTGAGATACCCCACCGAAAACTTTTTCCCGTGAATAGCCTTCAGGGACGCCCGTCGTTTTCGTTTCGGTAGGCGTAATAAGGTCGCTGATTGAACCTGTCTGCGCCTCAAACTGCTCAATGGGCGTAGTTTCTTTGGTGGGTTTGTTCTCAGCCATCAGCCCAAATCTACCTCATACGACAATAGTTGCTCCCAAACCCGCCCAAAGTCCGGATAGGTTTCCGCAACCACCTCACCATACTGATACAGGTATTCGCGGACAGGCGCGGCCTGCTTACCAGCAAGGGTTGTCAAACCAACTTCGTTAAGAGCCACCAAAGCTTCATCACGTTTCGCCAAATACTTCAAGACGCCCTGCGCCACCGTATTGTCTGGCATGAACTCGGCGGCCTTGCGGAGACGCTCAATTTCATTCAAGCGTTCCTGCGATGTTTTGACCTCACCTTTACCGAAACCGGGGTATTTCTTGACAAGGAACTCACGATACCTACGGAGGTAGTCGCGTTGTGCATCGTTCGGATACGGCCCGGCCTTGTCGCGCACAGCCTTGTAGTAGGCAAAACCGATAGTCCGCTGCGCCTGGTCGGTTAGTTCTTGGGCGGAAACCCGTTCTTTAGCGCCAGTCTGAAGCTGTCGGAAGTACGCTTGTGGGCTGTACCGTCCGCCAGCAGGGGCGAAGTAACCAGCCACGTCAGAGTACCGTCGGAACAGTTCTTTATTTTCGGCTTGGAAACGTCCTGCTTCCTCGGTTGATTCCAACCCGCCAACAAGTGACCGTGATTTGCGGCCCAGATAGATAAACGCATCTTCACCGAATGTGTCGATGAACCTTTGGACCGCTGTGCCATACCCGCCGTTTGCGGTGTCGTTTTGCATGTCAAAGAATTCTTTTGTCAGCGATGTTGCCATAACATCACCTTGGTCGGTTGGGACCTTGAACTCGGGCGAGAATCTGGCGGGGCCGGTGAACTGGATGAAACCACGCATAATCGTCAGCACCTTGGCTTTTGATTTGGCGTCCTCACGGAGACGTTGCAGCTCGTCGTCATTCGACATGTCGTATTTGCCTGTTGCGGCAAGTGCCTGATATGTCTCCATGAACGTGTTGGCGAAGATGCTGTTGCCTTCTGGGGAGTCAGTCAGGCCGCTGATGACCTTTTGGGCCCATGACGGGGTAAAGGTCTTAAGGAACTGCTGGCCAACTTCTTCGCCCTTAAACGCCGTTTCACCGTATGGGAGCAAGAAGTTGCGGATTTCGTCAAACTGTGGGGAGTCCGGCAGTAGTGCTGATAGTCCCATTTGTCCGACTGGTCCGACACCTGGACGGAAATCGAAACCGAGGACAAGACCGGCGACTGGAGCCTGCATATTTGCTTGGATAGGTGCACCGCCACCGAAACGGTTGACGATAGCTCCGAGTGCTTTGTCTCCCATTGGGTAAGAAAATGACCATTGTCCGGATGTTGGGTCACGGTAGAAGAATCCGTTGCCGTCTTGGTCAGGGTCGGCAGAGATACCACCGTCAACGATTTGGGTGGCCCGACGCAAGTTTGTCAGGTTGGGCATTTTGCCGAAACCGGTGTCAATGAAAGCGGTGCGGCCCAAAGCCTTGTAAAAGTCAATCTGCGCTTGGGCGAATGGCATCACAATTCTGGCGATGTCGGTCAGGTTGTTGCGTTCCGAAGCATCGTAAAGGAGGCGCTTCATGTCATCCAGCGCCATACCCTTTGCGTATGCATTTGCTTCGGAAAGTGACAGCGTGTTGTAGGCGGTTTTGTTGCCTTGCTGGTAGTCAAGGATGCGTTGCCAACGCTTGCCACCGTCCACAGCCTTGCCGAACGACAGGGTTTTGATGTTGTCACCGACGTATTGCGCAGGAGTCAAACCGAGTTGTTTGGCGCGGGTGGTGATAGTTGATACAAGTTCGTCTAGTGCTTCTTGTTTGAGTGACGGGACAAGTTCGTCAACCCATGTGTAATAGCGCTGGCGGAACGCGGGGCTGCGTTCAAGGAACTTTGCGGGGCGAGAGTAGATGTGCCCGAAGAAACCGTTGACTGTTTCGTCCCAGCGTTGACGCAGATTGCTGTTCTTGTCTGCCCATTTAGGGTTGCGTCCTTCCATACCAAAAGCCGTTGGGAGGTTCTGGTCGTTGTATACGTCGTCCCGGCCAAGTAGTTTGCGGAGGTCGGCTGATACTTCGCCACGGTCAAATGCGAAAGGTCGGATGATTGCTTCACCGGTTGTGGTGTCAATATCTACAACGCGGGCAACTCGGGTGCCTTTACCGGTAGCGCTCGGCACTTCCATGACGCGACCTACGTCATTGGCCGACAAACCTGATGCGACAAGGCTGATACGTTCAGCGGGAAGTTGTCCCGAGGCAACCACGCCGAGCAGGTCCCCACGCATGTTTGTCATGGTTTGGACACGTTCACGAGATTCACGCAGATACAAGTTCATGTTTTGCTCGATGTTCAAGTCAACCGACTGTGTATCTGGAGCGAACCGTCCCGGGCGACCGTTTGCGCCAGGAATGTAAACGGCCCGGCCATTGATGTGTAGGTCGTAAATGTCTCTATACCAGTCGGCAGGGTTGACATCCTTGCCGATGGTGTCTTGGTATTTGGCGATGACCGCTGCGTCTGTTTTGCCGCCGTATCCGATGATGAGTTTGATTTCGTCATCGTCTGCACCAGCAGCAATCAGGCGGTCTACAAGGTCTGCGTTGAGTTTGCCGATTTGGTCGCCATGCCCAAGAACAACCTGTTCTTTGGGTTCAAAACCCTTGCGGGCGAGTTTCCAGTCGCCGTTACGTTCAGCCATGCGGAACCCGGCAACAGGGTCGTTCATGTATGCGGATTGTGCTACGCCGACCGCTTGGTCGTATTCTTTTTGTGTACGACGTGCCGCCACGTCTATCGGCAGGTCATCCCATGTGTTGCCTTCAATGTCGCCCGCACCCTTGGTTTTGGTGCTCCACGACATGTGTTGAAGCGGGTGCCGACCCAAACTTGTCACATCTCCCGTGTCGGAAAACGCTAGCCGCATCTGTCCTTCGAGAAGGTTGCGGACGCTGTATGCGCCAGTCATCAGAGTGGTGGTGCGCCATAGTTGGTTCAGGGAAGAGACTGCTGCGAAGGGCAGGCGAAGTTGTCCGGCTTGGGCGAGACGTGCAAGGTTCGGGTCGCCGCCTGTTCCTTCACGGACAGCACGACGAATCGCGCCGCTTTTACTTTTTGTATAAATCCATGAAAGGTTGCTGGTGAGGCGGCGCACCTGACGCGGGTCAGGCATCTGAATAATGCTCTTAGCAAGCTCGGCGGCATTCTGTGGGCTAACCAAAATACCGTTCGCATACTTCTTGTTGTTGCTAACCAGACCCATATAGAAACCGGAGTCGGTGAATTCGCCTGCACTATCAAGGTTATAGAGACGGGCCTTCTCGGCGGCTTGCCGCGCCTGGTCAAACATGGCGTCAACAATTTCACGCGGAATACCCTTTTCGGTGAGGCTTGCCCGCATCACATCATCAAATGTTTCCTCAAAAGCTTTCTTCGCGCTGGGTGTCGCACCACTGCCGACCATCACATCGGCCGCACGGTCCAACAATTCTTTGCGGCCAGGCAACTGCTGGGTGATTTCGTTACCGGCATTGTCAATGTAGGTGTGTGTCCAGCTTGTTTCTGGTAGAAGGTTTTGTCGGGCCCAGTTGCCGATAGCGCGGATGCTGTTGCGGGCTTCAATCGGGTCATCTGCAACATCCAATGTGAACTGGGTACGCGGCATAGTCGCAGCAAGACGGCGAATCTTCCTGCTAGAAAACACTGGAACTTCTTCCAAGAAATCCATCATCCGTTTCTTGGTTGAATATGTGACGGCAGTACCAGGAAGGCGGGTACGGTTCAGTCCAGTTTGCTTACCAACCGTGTCTACCAAAACCGAAACAACATCAGCGTCTGTTTTTGCGTGCCGCAACGCTTTAGCCGTTTCGACATAGACGTTTTCGTTCGTTGCTTTATAAACATCTTCAAGGGTGTTGGCGTCACGAAGGTTCTCTATGAGTCGGCGGCCCTTCTCAGTTGCCAAGAAACCGTTGAACTTGCCGATGTCAATAGTGTCACCAACCCAACCAACCCCATCTACAAGGGCGGCACGTTCCGCCTCAAACGCTTCGCGGGACAGTTTTGACGCTTCAAGTTTTCCACCGGCACGACCTGCCCGAGCCACAAGTTCGGCGGCCCCTTGCAAAACCTTGCCGCCCGTCCCCAACTCCCTGATTTCTTTCGCCGCACCCGACACACCTTTTACGCCGGGCACAGCCGGGACGTAAAGCGCGACACCACCATCCACAAGGCCAGACAAAAGGTTGAAAGCGAGCGAACCGTCGGGGGTGAGGACGCTTGCCAAACCACGCCCGATAGTCCAAGCGTGGCCATTTACTTCACCACGGTACTGTCGTGCGCGACGCCCCTGATTCTCCTTAGCTTGCCCGCCAACAAACCAGCCCGACCCAGACTTTTCATCCTCCATCACCATCGTGCCAAATTCGGTTGAAGCAAACCAACCTTTGACACTGGAATTTTCATCAAACACTTGCGCAACGCCACCCTGCACAAACTCAAGGGGGAAGTTCAGTGCAGCAGTACCCCACCTCGTTGCAGTTTTTGCTTTATCAAAAAAGTTGCGTTGCAAAAAACTTTTTTTCTTAGGCTGGCTATCCTGAGGGTTCAACGAATCAGGATTCATGTTTGCCTGGGCGGTCATCCGTTGAGCGACCATTTTCAGTTGCTCATCGGTCATGTTTGCCTTGGCAGCTGGAAGAATTACATCGGGCGGCAACATCGGGTATGCCTTACCGATAGCGGAAACACGGTCAGCTAGCTGCTGTGAAGCTTGTGCCGCAAGACGTTTCGATTCTTCTTGTTCTTGGACCAGACTGTTATGGATGATGTCTGTATCGGTGACGCTGTATTTGGGGGCCATCACATTCCGCCGTACTGGATGGCGGAGATAATGTTCGCCAAACCATCATTCGGGAACTGTTTGTAGAGAATTAAAAGTTCTTGCAACACTGGGTCGGCTGACTGTGCGACAAGAGGCAAACCTGCCTCGGTATAACCAGGGCCAGGTCCAGCGTTCACACCGTATGTTCCGGGGCGGTCTGGGAATTCTGTTTCACGGTTGAAAGCACCCAAAGAACCTGGTGCGGGGGGAGGCGGCATCGGCACGTTCGGCTGGTCAGTTGGTGCTGATGCCATCGGAACGGCACGTTGGGCAGCCATCTGCTGCCCCGCTTCACCATACGTTTGACCTTTAGCTGCTTGCATGGCAACTTTCTTCGTCGGGTTCTGCAAATCCGACCTGTTCGAATACTGTTTAGCCATTTACCCCAACCTTGATGCGAGACTTAACACGGAACCGGGTGTGCCAGGTGCGGCGGCCGCGCCAGACGGCTCTTGGTTTAACTGGCCGAGTAGTGCAGCCAGTCCGCCAGGTCCACCGCCAGCGGACGGTTGCTCGGCGCCCATCCCAGGTGGGGCCAAACCTGGCATCGTTTCAGGTGCACCAGCCGGAGCGGGTGTCGCTTGACGTTCCTGAGCACGTTTCTGCGCAGCCTGAATTGCCTCGGCCAACGTCATCTTGTTTGACTGGACTTGCTGTGCGATATACGCCAAATCGTCCGGCTGATATGGGCCGTTCGGGTCTGCTGCTTGTGCTTGGATGCTGGAAAGCAACGCCGATTCGATTGCTTCTGCAACGATACGGTCACGTTCCAACTCGGGGTCGGAGATGAGCGGGTCTGCTTCACGGGCCGACTCTTTTGACATGAGGCCAGTTCCGAGACGTTGACCCAATCCGACGATAAGTGAGTTGACATCGGACCCGGATGCCGAGTAGGAAACATAGTGGAAGTCGGTTTCCCACAGTTTGTTCGGTGTGTAATCAGTAATTCCGCCCTTGAGTCCAGGGATGAAGAACGATTTAGGGTTGTTACCCCAATACGTTTTTTCCAACTGGATAGCAATTTTGTCTTCTTCGATGATTGATGAAGAAAAAATTTCTTGTGCTTCTTGCACACGGAAGTCAATCGTTGCGGATAGGACGTTTTCGCCACGGCGGCCGGTACGAATGTTGCTGGCGGATTCTCCACCGAACTCTGCGGGGATAGCACCCTCAAGGCGTTCCTGCCGTTCGAGGCGGTCAAGTGCAACGTCGGTCTTGTAGCCAGGGTTGGTTTGCAACTGTTGAATGTCGCCGCCTTTGACAACACCCAACTGTCCTGTCTTGCCGTCTGCCACTTGGAGAATTTCGGGGTTTTCACCAGGCCGGGCGACAAGGTACTCATCTGGGAAGATGCCGCGTTCGATAGCGATTTCGGTGAGTGCTTGTAGACGTGCACGGGTGTAATACATTCCGAGTACACCATCGAACTGTCCGCGAGGCTGGTCAAGGTTGATGCGTTGCGGAATGACAACAAGGGGGACAGATGCGCGGTTTGGCATCCTGACCAACTCAACTGCTGGTGAACCGGGGATGGTGAGCCCGGTGTTGGGGTCCCGTTTCATGTCGGACCCTAAAGCAATTAGCACAACTTCGTTGGCGCACACATACTCCAAGATGACAACCGGGGTGTCGTATGTCGGGTTGGAGAGGCGAAGAACCCCTGTTATTTGTGAACCGTAGTTCGCTGCGAGCCACCCGTAGGTGCGGGTGTAGGCGAAGATGACGTTTTCGGGAACTGGATTGTCAAGGTCATTTTGTGGAGATGCGAAAGTATCAAGCGGGTTACGGAGATGCCATTCGGGTACACGCTTCTCAAAGTTTGGTTTGATGAAAACTGGTGACGAACTGTAGCCAATCAGGTATCGTGCGCGGCGACGCATCTTTTGCGACATCCTGTTGTGGTCCCAAATTGATAGCAACGCCCGTTTGCGGTCCCGCGCCAACTTGATAGACCTGTCATTACCTTCCCGCATTGGCGGAAAATATGGTGAAGGCATAGTGGATGCGATGCGCATACTGGTCTGGTCCAAACCTTGTACCAGCAGGTTTGCCACGGATGACCTAGCGTTTTTGTCTAGTTCTGACAGGGGGACGACGATGTCGCCGTTGGCGAGGTTACGGACTTGTCTCATCTGTTGCAACACTGGGCCCATAGCGTCGTAGCGTTCCCGATACATTGCAACGATTTCTTCGACTGACCTCATCCATCAACCTTTTGTAGACGCAGATACGTCCACAAGATAACACACTATTGAAGCATCCACGTTGGGCGCCATTGGCGGGGCGGCATTTTGAACGTGGTCAGGTTCGGCAGGTTGAGCACAGCCATCCAGAGGGACATGACGATGTCGGTGCCGTTCTTTTTGTCGCGGGTCCATTTGCACAGTTCGTCTACCGCTGCCAAGGTTTTCCAGTTGCCGCGCATCGACGGGAACCGCATTGAGCCGGTGCGGATAAGCGGCGGGAGTAGCGCCTCCACACCAAGGTTTTCGTCCAGTTTGTTGCGGGATGTGGTGTGGGGCACAATGTTGACCATTTGGAGGGATTGCCAGCGGCGAACAAAGTCGTGCGCTAGAAGGAACCGTTGGGCTGCGTTGATTTCCACCACCCAATGCGATATCGGGTAGCCCATCTGGTAGGACCGGTTCTGCCAATCTTCCATCATCCCCGAATAGGTGCTGGTCATCGTGTTGTAACCCAGCAAATCTTCAGCTGTGAGTTTGGTTCGTTCAACATCAACGATGTGGTAGAGGTTCAAATCGGGCTGGTAGAGCATCCAGGTCAATGCCCAAAACTGGGTTGGGGACGGGTCTACTGAGGCGATGGATATAACGGGCGGCGTTAAACCCTGCGGGATTTGCCCCGGTAGACGCTCATTATCGATACAGCCCTGATATAGAACACCGTCTTGACCCATGCCACCTGTGAGCATTGTGCGGGAAACCAGATACGATTCGTCCGCTGCGTCTTCCTGCTGGTAAACAACCTTGAACGTGGTCGGGTTTGAGTACCGAATGTACGACAGGTCTTTCCAAGAAAGACGTTTCGGGTCTAGGAGCGGCCCGTCAGGATACGGTCGCGCATTGATACTACGTGACTCTTTACCTGTGTCAAGCTCTTGATAATAAGCTTTGTAGGTAATGTGGTGGTATTTTTGACGTTTGAGAGGTTCCGCTCCCAATCTTTCAGGGGATTCAATCGTTTCACCATCGTATTCATCTTCATCTTCATAGGTTACCTTAGACAAACAATGGGCGTACAGGTCGCCTGCACCGAGCCGCTGCCCAACAACCGCTAAAACCCCACCTGGGTCTACTCGGGCTTCGGCCATAGAGTCCCATCGTTCTAACAGTTTGTCTCGGGCGGTGGATTCGCGGGCGTTTTCGGTAGAGGCAACGTCGTCAAAGAGACATAGGTCGGCACGGTGACCGATGAATTCGGCATCAATACCATACGCCCTGACGGTAGGTTCCTTGTTGTCAAGGTTACCTGGGATGTCTTGTTCCACAATGAACTCATCTGCCCTCCAAAGAGCACCCGTATTGGCCGGTTTGAACCTTCCGTAGTCGATAGACAGGCATCCTTTGGCGTTGACCGCCAACCCCTTCTTTACCAGCTCGGGGTCAGGTTCCAACGGGGAGGGTCGTTCCAAGGTTTCACGGATACGCCTCGAATACATTTTGGCAAGAGCCTGCGAAATAGAGCCGTAAAGGACACGGATGCCCCTGTTTCGGACGATGCACCAGACTGCAACATCGTGAAAGAGGGTTGATTTCCCTGCGCCCGGCGGACAGTTCAACACCAGGAACTCTTTTTCTTCAGATTCCAGTAGTTGAACTATTTTGTATGCGGCTTCTACCTGCCACGGGGACGGCACACGACCCAGGTAGTAGCTGCGGAAAAAATCAAAATCTTCCAAACCCCTCTTGGCTTCAGGGGTAAGCCGGTCGTGGGGAATAGCTGGCGGCAATTCAAGCGACTCCGACAACAACCGCATCGACTCGGCTTGCACCCCACCCTGTTTCGCCCGATGTTTCGATGTTTCCAACTGGGCCAACTCAAGCCGTGCCTGTGTTTCTTTCCGTTTCTTTTCCCAGTTCCCCGCAGTGTTGGGGTGGATACCTGCGATACGTGCCGCATCTTCCTGCGACATGCCAGCCTGACGTGACGCCCAATAGCGGGCCTTGTCTGCGTCAGAAATAATTCTTCGAGTACCCATGAACTGTTGACAAGCATAAACCATTTGGTATCATCAGCGCCACAACCCAACGAATACATGACCCGCACTCCACACTCAGAAGCACAGGAAGTGGAAAGGGTAAACGTGGCCGGAAACGGGGACTGACCCCCTGTGCAAAACGCCCCGCAAGGACCCTGAGCGAAACAAAGAACGGAAAGCGGCGGGATACGTAGGGTGAGAAAAAGACTAGAAAACGGTGTCGGCTAAAAGCATTTGGCTACGGCCACCGGTAAACATTTTGTTTACGAAGCGTGGGGGGAGCTAAAGCTTCGTGGCAGTCCAGCCGGTTCGGCAAGTTCCGTCCGCTGCGCGAACGGCTGCCGCCCTCGCTAACGCTCGGTTGCCCACAGAGCCTCAAAGCAGCCGCACGAACAGGTCGCCCCCAGGCGGGGCATCTTTTTCTTTTTACCCTTTTTCTTTTTCAACAAGTACACAGACCAGTCGGGTGTCACAACCCACACAGGGGTTGCCTGCCGCCAACTTTATCCACAAACATATCCACAGCCAACCCAAGGTATCTCGAAACGAGATACCCACCAGCAAGGGCTAGTGTGAACACCTACAGAAACGCTAATACGTATATGGCGGGGGGGATGGCGCGGCACTACCCCGGTCGTGTGTGCGTGTGTCGCGGGCACGCGGGGGGTCATCGGGCCCCGGCCGCCGTCACCCCGAAAAGCTGCACCGGCCAACCGGCCACCCCCACCCCCCCTGCACCACCGGCAAGACATGAAAAGAACCGGCGGCATCGGCCACAAGTATTTAGCGGGGGGGTTCGCCTACTTGTTGGGGGTGCTTGTCTTTTACTTGTCTACTTGTGACATGAGTCACTTGTTTTGCTCTTGACTTTGGCGCGGGTTGGATTCATGATTAGGGGGAGCTTGCGCAAGGGGCGCGGGCAGATAGGGGGCCCATCGTGGCACGTCGTAGTTTTGTATTTTGGTGCGATAGGATGGATGCGGCCGCTGCGGGTCGTATTGAGAATGAGTGTGACGGCTACGCGGCCGTGCATGTCACGTATCAATCGGAGGAGCTGCGGGGGATTCTTGGGGGGGACTATTGCCAGGCTTGCGCGGATGCTCTCGCGGGTGATGGTCGTTTAATCCTTAGCGTTAAGGGTATCTAGTTGGCGTTAGGTGGCGTCCCCGCTCCGGCGGGGGTGCCGCCCGGTGCCCCTGGCCGCGTGTCGGGGGTAGCGGGCGGCAAGGGGCCGCAAACTAGAGATAGGGGAATTTATGGATAGGGAAGAGTTAGGGGCGCGGGCGTTGCGTCTCGCGTATCGGGTGCAGGGGTTGGCCGCTAACGCGGTCGGTGCGGCCGGTGAATTCCGGAGCGAGCACGGCCGGACCCCGGAAGAAATTACCGGGGACTATGTTTCGGACCTTGTCGCGGAATTGAGCGACACGGTGCGCAAATTGTCGGCGGTAGTGCGGGAGCTTGACAAGGTGCGGGCCGAATTGGATGCGGCTAGTTTTGCGGGTATCGCGGCGGCCGTGGAACAAAGGGGCCGCAAGTAATGGCGCGGCGGGCATACACTGAGACGGAGCGGGCGGCGGTCCGGGAGCATCGGGCCGCCCTGGCGGCGGCCGCTAAAGCGGCGGACGAATCCCGGCCGGGTGACGTGGCGCGGGCGGTCGAAATTCTGGGGCACTATTCCCGACGTAACGCGGCGCTAATTTTGGTGCAAGCGGAGCAACGCGGCCAGGCTATCCCGCAAGCGGTGGCCGGGTTCCATGAGTGGCGCAAGCTGGGCCGGACCGTCCGCAAGGGTGCTAAGGGTTACGCCATTTGGGCGCCCATCGTGGGCAAGAAAGGCCAGGGCGGCGAAGATGGCGCGACGGATGACGGGACCCCGCGCGGGTTTACGATTCGGTTCGTCTTCGACGTGGCCGACACGGACCCGGCGACGGTCCCGGCGGGGGTGGCGTAATGGGTAGGCGACGGACAGAACCTAATCTCGCGGCCATTCTGGCGGCGTATCAACGGGAGGCGCGGCGGTTGGATAGGGCCGCTAAAGAATTGGGGACCGACACGGCCGCCGGGCGGGAGCTTTTGACTATGGCGCGTAATGTCCGGCGGTGCGCCCTGGCGGCGGCTACTGATGCGGCGCGGGAGGGGGTGACGGCGTAAAGGTTGGGGCGTTCCCCGCTCCGGCGGGGGTGCCTTGCCCATTCTGCATTAGTTCGTTAGTGTGGGGCGGGTAGGGCATAGCTCGGAGCTAGTTCTACGGCGGTCTAAGGGGGCCGCAACTATGGAAACAATGACGAAACTAGGCGGGCGCGAGCTTATCGCGGGCCGCGAATGGATACGGAGCACGACACTAGACGCGGCCGGTGAGCCCTGGCACGTGTCGAAAAGTGGCCAAGTGTTGCCGGTGGTGGTAAAGGTGCGCGGCGAGCTTGTGCACCTGGCCGGAAATGCGCGGCCCTATTTCTCCGTAACGGGGGAAGTGTATAACCCGCGCTCGCGCCGTAACGGCGGGGACGGGTGCATTATGGGCGGGTGTATCCACGACATAGCGGTGCACTATTTCCCGGCGGTGGCTCCGTTGGTGGCGGTGCACTTGGCGGACGATAACGGGGTGCCGATGCATGCGGCCGCTAATGCGGCCTACTGGGCGGGCCTTACGAAATGGCAACCGGCGGACCTGGCGACACTTGCGCGACACTTGCGCGTAAATGATGCCGAGGCGGCCGAGCTCGCGGGTTGGGTATGGAATTTTTACGGGGATAACCCCGACGCTTTCGACGCGGTGACTACCCCGGCGGCGGCTATGTTGGCGGCGTTCGATGAATTTGGGCTGCCGGAGCGGTGGCAGACAGACGCGGCGCAGGCGCTCGCGGTTCTTCGTCGTGAGGCGGTGCAGGCATGAGTCGGGCGGCCGACCGTCTTCGGGCCGCGACGTATGCGGCAAGCTTTATCGGCGGCGTCATTGTTGCCGGTACGGGGTTCGATACGTGGAACGCGGGCGATAGTTTCGGCGCGTTCTATCTTGTGGCGGGGTTGGGTCTGGCCTTTATCGGCTGCACCTATCGGGCGGGCGGTGAATGATGGCGCGGACGGTAGCGGAAATTCCCGACGGGTCCGACGCGCTCGCGGGCGCGTTTCTGGCGGCGGATTATTACGGCGGACAATTTACGGCGCTTTACGCGGTCGCTAGTTCGGGTTCTCTGGAGCTTTATTCGGGCGAGGGGTTGGACCGGCTGCGGCGCGAATTGGTAGCGGCTGTCGCTATTGCGGAACAATTGCCGGAGTCTGACGACGGCTATTTGACCGACGCGGAAAATTTGGGCGCGTTCCTGGCCTGGGTTGAAGCTAACGCGGGCGATTAGCCCGCCGGGTGCGGCCGCGTGGCCCTCGCCCCGTTCGATACGGGGGCACCCGCTCCGCCTAATTCGGGGCGGTTCAACATAGAAGGGTAAAGGTATGTCTATTTTCGACACGGCTAAACAAGGGGTAGGGGAGCGGCGCGTAGTGTTTACGTGGTCCGGACCGGCTACGGAGGAATACGCGGGCAACGTGTGGGGGGAGCGGGTGAAGCTTTCTATCACGCACAATAAGGACCGCAAGCGGTTCGAAGCTACCGTTTCGCGGTGCCAGTGGAGCCAGGGCGACGGCTACGTGATGGAACGTCACGCGGTTTTTGTTGATGCTTTCGTGACGTTCCACACGGCCCCGTGTGCGCGTTACAGTGCAGGCCGGTTCTCCGAGTTTGTGGCGGAGACGAAGACTAAGGCGGAAATGTATGCGGCTCCGGCGGTAGTTGTTGACGGGTCAGTAAAGGCCCGTGAGCTTTTCCGTAAGGCTGCCGAGCTGGCCGTTCCCGTCGCGTGACTTGGGTACGTTTTAACCCGCACGGCGACGTAGCTTTCATCGTTCGACGGGCCGGGAAGCGGTGCGGGGTGCTCTTTGATAGGCCGCCCCGTTACCGCGCCCCGCGTCATACGTTCGCCGTTTACCGCCAGCTAGGTGCCGGGCGTTGGTACTGGCAAGGTCCGGACCGTGCATCGGGTAACGGTTGGGGGCAGGTTAGTTCCGCTCATTACTACACGTCCCGAGATGATGCTGCGGCCGCGATGGTGCGGCATCATATTGTTCCGACAGTTTTTTCGGTTGGGGTGGTGCAGGTTACGTAGCTTGTGCTAGTCTCACCAAAGAAGGCCGCGCTCCCCGTTCCCCTTCCGGGTTGAGCGCGGTCTTTTATTTTATGTAGCGGGCCCTATCCCATGCGCCTGTGGCGCGACTCATTACAGTAGTTTGTCGCGTTCGTCGGGGGTGAGTCCGCCCCACATTCCGTGCCGACGCAGGTCTGGTTCTTCGAAACTCATTGCCAGTTTGAGGCATTGGTATTTGACTGTGCAGTTGTTGCAGTATTCGCGGGCTTGGTCCCAGATGCGGGGGCTGGTGTTGCCTTGGTATTCGGGGAAGAAGATGTCTGTCGGCTGGTTGAGGCAGGCCGATTCTGTCATCCAGTCATGCTGTGCGTACACGGTTCAGGTGGTCCTGGTAGTTTTCGCGTTGCGATGGGGTCATCCCGGCGTACATGCCGAAACGGGGTACAGCTGGGTCTTGTTCTATTTCCATGATGAACTCGAAGCATTGTTGCATAACGGTGCAGTTTGCGCAGTATGAACGGGCTGCTTTGTATGCGTATGGGCCGCCTCCTTTTTGTTCGAAGAAGATGTTGATGTCTGCGCCTCGGCATGATGCGTGGTCTTGCCAGTTCATTTTGTGGTTCCCTTCTTGCGTTTCGATAGTCGTGTGCCGTCGTACCGTTTGGCTTCATGGCATTGACATGGGCAGGTGGCGAGCTCGGCCGGGGGGTGTTGGCCGAGTTGTTTCGCCACGCTGCCGCAATGGTCACATGTTGTCACTAAAAGGCATCTTCGAAAAGGTCGGTGTCAAACTTTTCTTTGACTTTCGCCATGACGTTCTCCGTCTGGTCCTTTACATACGAATCGTAAGTCAGGTCCGGACCCACATTGTCTGCAACAATTTTCGTCCAGGTCTTCTTCACGCCGTCCTTTTCGGAGGTGGTGATGTCGATGCGACCGACGACGATGACACGGGAACCTTTGACTACGGTCGCAGCAACATTCTCGGCAAGTTTGCCGAAGATGGTGACGTTGTGCCAGGTGGTTTGCTTCTTGTCATCTTTGCCTCGGGTGGTGGCAACAGTCATTTCTCCGACTGCCATGCCGCCTGGTGTGAACCGGATTTCGGGTTGTTTGCCGACGTTGCCGATGATGGTGATGTTGTTCATTTCTTCTCCCCTTTCAAGGTGAGTGGTAGTGTTTGATTGCGTTGTTTCACACAGGTGTGTGTTGGTGGTTGGGACGGTTTGATGTACAGCACTATCCGTTGTTTGCACCGTTCGCAGACCCATTCGGATTGCTTGTCCGCCATTGATACCACTTCGGGAGTCCCCTTTCTGTGCTGTATTTCACTAATGCTAGTGCGGCCCGCAGGTTGATTCGTGGATTTAACAGGTCCTCTTTGACCTTGATAATGCGGTTGTCTCTCAGGTAGCGAACCCACGAATAATCATTGACCTGCATAATGCCCCAGTCCGTTGACCAGACAGAGCCGTCGGCCCTTTTGTTTAAGCCTTTGTTCCAGGGTATGCAACGTGATTCGCGGTGAGCGATTCGTAAGAGCTCCGGAAGGTCCCCTCGTTTGAATCCCACTTCTAGTGCGACCGGAATAAGTTTTTTGCAGGTGGCCGGTATTTCGGTTGCTGCCCCGGCTCGGGCGGGCATGAGGTTGATAAGGACTAGGGATGCCAAGAGCGCGGATTTGCGCATGATGTTCTCCTTTCGTTGGTGGGCATCAGGTGGTGTTGTGCGTGGCTATCTCCTCTCGTTAGGGCTTGTTTGAGTCTAGTCGTATTCGGGGTTGGTCAACAGGTCTTTAACGTGGTGCTCCATTAACAGATACCCTTTGGCTGGGTTGTCTGAATCGACCGCGAACAGTCGTTTGTCTTCCAGCGTGAAGTTGTGTTTGATGAACTTTTTTAGCCGGTCAGTGGACACGATGACGAAGCCGTCGTTGGAGAACAGGTAGACCCACCAGGTTGCTTTGGTTGTTTTGAGTCCGGATGGTTGCCAGCCTCGGTTTTGTGGGGATTGTTCGGTTTCTACGACCATTCGCCCGTTGCGGTATCGGTCACGTTTTACTTCGAAGCTGCCGTCGGATAGGGATGTGAGGAATCCTTGGACGATTTGTTCGCCTTCTTCTCCGTATGCTAGGTCTTGTTGAAAGTTGGGGCCGAGAAGGTCGTGGTCAGGGTTGTATGGCATTGTTGCCTTTGTCACGTTTGGGGTGGTGGAGTGTGGCGTAGCCTTTGAGTAGGTCTGCGCCGAACCGTTCACGGAATGTGGAGCACCAGATGTCTCGTTCGTTTGGGGTCATGTCGCCCCATAGTCCGAACCTGATGCCGATTTCGGCTGAGCTGCCTATCGCCATTAGTTGCGTACCATTTCTTCGTAAGAGATGATTGCGTATTCCCAGCCTTCACGGTCTGTCATGCGGTCGGAGTTGGCGAGTCGTTCTGCGATGATTTCCCATTGGCGGACTTTGCGTTCAAGTGCGTCAATGCGGTGGTTGAGGTTGTCAATTACTTCGTCTACGAGTCGGCCGCGTCGTTCGATGATGTCATCAGTCACCACGCACCTCTTCCCTTTCTTCGAGTAATTGTTCCCATTCTTCGAGTAATTGGGTCCGCTGAGAATGAATTTTCTCGTCGCAATATACGCACCCGCAGTAATGGGCAGATACGGCTATTGAATCCAACAACCGCACGAGACGGTCCCGTTCGGCCTGTAACTCGGCGTATGCCGGACAGTCCTTACAGGTGTACGGTGTACCAGAGTTAAACGGTTTCCACTTCATCCTCATCCCCCTCCAAGTCCAGAAACGCTTCGATAGCTGCCCGTTCACGGTCAGTCAACCCAGTCTCAGCGTCTAGCTGTGGCGTATACACCCGCTCCATGAGACACTCAAACAGTTCTCGGGCAACCTGCTCCATCTCAGTTTCCATAGCCTGCCTCCTGTAATAGATGCACCAAATCGTCTAGCCGCATGATGGCGTACTGGTCACCTGGGTCGCCATAGTTGCGGCGTTTGACAACAAGGATGCCGTGTTGTGCTTTCGCATTGTGCCGTTCCGCTTCCGTTTCCTTTAACCAGCCGGAGATGTCCAAGGTCTTGTGGTTCTTGCACTCCCAAACAAGCGGGCCGGTACCGGTGATGTCACCTTTGTCGGCTTGTCCTTGGAGGACTCGCCGTTCAGCATGTGGCCAACCTTTGCTTTGCAGGTAGCGGACGATGAGCGTTTCGAACGCTGTGCCTTTACCCTTGTTCCGGCTCATTTGTACCTTCCTTAAAACTTGAGAGGTCTTTCAGGGCGTCACGAAGCGCTGGCAGGGCGCTGATGGGGACTGGTTGGGCCCAGTCAATGCGGGCGTTGGCAGCCACCTTGACATGGTCCAGTCCGTGCTCGGCACATACCCGTTCAAATGATTGGCGTGATGTTTCGTTCAAGAAAGCTTGTTCTGGTTCGGTCGCGGTCTGTTGTTTGGCGGGGCGACCGGCCTTCTTCGCTGGTGTTGCTTCCTTATGGTGGTCCAAGTCTTCCCATTCCTGCTTGGACCACAACTTGAGTGCGATTCCGAACCGCATCGCGCCGTTGCGGAGGCTGTCCGAAATCAGTTCTTTATAGATGTCGGGTTTCTTGTCTTGCACGGAACCGATTGCGAGGCGTCGGACGCCGTGGATTTGCAGCCACCCGGCCATGTGTGCCATGCCGTTCACGACGGTGTATTTCGGCAGACCTGCCTCGTCGTATTCAACTGGTTCCCATGTCCAGGTTGGGCATACCTCGATGAGGATTTTGGTGATGTCGGCATGACCCACAAAGTCAAGGCTTGCGCCACCTTTGGGGAGTTTGCCAACAATCTTGGGGTCCGGCACCGCATAGTCGGTGAGGACTTTGAGTAGCGATTCGTCACGATGCTTGCGCATCTCGTTGTATTCCTTGTATTCCATTTCTCCCATGTCACTTTCCTTTCAAAACGAAACTACGAACGGTGATTGTTTTGCTGTACTTGCTGGCCAATTCAGGGCACTCCGCCTTGAATAGTTTGGTATCCAACGTCTGACGCTTCTGCCCTTTCCAAGTGGCGACGAGGGTCCCGCCGACGGTAGCTGCGTCAGCCGTGCCGATTGCCTCGCACAACTTGGCAGTCAACTTGTCTTCAATTTCTTCATACGATTTACGTTCGGACTTTGCGTGGCGAAGTTGCTTTACAATTTCCATGTAGTCCTCTGAGAGTTCTACGGTGGAGTCGGGTCGCGGCTCTGGGTAGCGTTCCTTGATTGATTCAAACGACCAAGAGACACCGGGGGGTGTCATGCCCATGTCGATTGCGGCCAACCATTCGGACGCCTTTTCAATGTGTTCCTGCTTTTCAGCGTCGGTCACTTCCTGCGTGTGGATGTGCAGTTCGTGTGCACCGTCAAACACGCCCCAAGTGATTTCGCTGGTATCGGCACAGATGGCCTGTTGCACACCTTGTATGCGCCAGTAGTCGAAGAAGTCACCTGGGTCCCACGGGCGGTTGTAGGTTTTGATTTCGCAGATGCGACGGTTCTCGCCGTCTTCTTGGAATCCGTCAATGGTGGAGATGAGTCGTGCGCCACGGTCATCGTCGTAAGCAAACATTTCTTCAGGGGTAAAAAAGTTGGTGCCAAGACGTTCGTTGACCCAGGTGATGACGGTCGGCTCCAAATCGTTGCCGCGTTTCATCGCCCATGTCGGTGTGGTCGGCGTGGGTGGGGTGTTGGACAGTAGTTCTGCTGCGAACTTGTCTGGTGCGACGAACCGGTGCAGTCCATAGATAGCTGCGGCGGCTGACGCGGAGATGCGTTTGCGGCCCTGTTCGTCACGGAACCGAATGTTCAGCCAATCCTGTTCGCCGTGTGTTGGTTTGGTAATCCTGTAACGCTTGAACCCCATGTTGGGTCCCCTTTCTGTTGGTCAGCTGTCAAACTAACGAAAGGGTGTGCGCGATGCAAGCACCATTCGCAATAAACTATTAGTCCAACGTCAGAGGTTTGGTGTAGGGCTCAAGAAATTCGATACTGCGCATCATCCCTGACGGAATGTAAATGACATGGTCGTAGAAATCGTCAGGCGTTTTTGACTGTGCGATGGTGATGTGGCCGGGCTTCCCGCCGTCCTGTTCGTTGACGTGGATACCGCAGGTCACGACGATGTGTTCGTTGTGGTCATCGTCCAGTTCACCCCAATGCCCTGGTCCGGAATGTGCGTCGGCCCATTTGACGAGAACATACTGTGGGTCACTCATCGTTGTCACCTGGTTGGAAATCGGGGTCGCCTTTGCGTCCGCAAATGTTGCAGTATGACCCTTCGTTGGGGGGCCAACAGGTTTCGCAGGCGGGGCAATAGAGCCAGCTCATAAACTGAGCCTAGCCGATGGGTCAGGCAGCCTTATTTTTAGCGGTTTGTTTCGCTATCAGGAGGTCAATCGTGTCAATCAGGTTCAGGAGACGGTTTTGGTCTTCGCCGTGGCATACCACTCGGGATAGGAAGTAGCGGATGTCGGTGAGTGTTTTGATGGTCATAGGGGGGCTGACTGTAGCACCCTAAATGTCTCCGCGTAGGTGGTCATCAATGTGACCGTCCAGTTTGTTTTCGATGCGGTTAAGTGAGTCCGCGACGATTGCGTGGTCGTCACGGTTTTCTTTCCTCATGGCTTGCACAAGGGCCGCTAAGACCGTGCCGACAGCTCCGATTACCGCTACGAGAACTATCTCGCTCATTCGTAGAACTTCGTTCTATCCCAGCGGCGGTTGAGAAAATGAGCGCCAAGCATAGCGCTACAGAACACAGCACAACCAAGAATAAGAAGACCGGTAAAAGTGCGAGCCATTTCAAGCCTTCAAACCTTTCCGTCCCTTTTTCTCTTTACGGGTTGGTTTGACAACCTTTGTTGCTTGTTCAACAGCACCGCCTGTGATTTCGGCAGGGAGACTGTCACAATCGAAACATTCGAGGTGCCAGATTTCAAACTCTTTGTTGTTCGGGTCGCCAACACCCCACGCCCAACCAAACTTTTCACAGTTCGCCTTCAGCCAATCAACATGTTTTTGAGAGCCACCAAGGTTGATAAGTTTCTTGTTGACGATTGCAGCACAGTCGATGGCCGCCGCGAAACCATGCTTTGAGGTGCCGGGGGTGCCAGCTGGGGCCATACCTTCCTTGAGAAACCAGGTCTTTCCCTTGTAGGTGCGGGTAATCTGGGGGACGCGCTTCGAGGGCTTGGTGCTGTAACGGGATGCGAACAGTGACTCTTGTTCCTTAAGGGTACGTAGGGCTCCAACGTGGGAGAACTCCAGACCCTCAGCCTTGGCCGCATCAAGCATCGCGTTCCACGCCTTCGCTGCCTTCCAGTAGAGCTGTCCGTAGGGTTTGATATTTGACAGCAGATGTGCGGGGATGTCGCCGTTGGGGCACTTTTCAAGTTCCTTGGGCAGAATAAATTTCCGGCTGGGGTACATCAGTCATCTCCTTTAGAGTCAATGTAAGCGGTTCCTACCAGCGCGGCGAACAAAACACCGGTGATGTAGAGGGCTTGTGTGCGGGTCGCCCCAGAGAGGGTGATGATGACATATGCGCTGCCGCACATTGCGGCGACGATGGTCGCTGTATGTCCTAGAAACTTGCGCACGGTGGCGAGATTATCATTTGCGTCGGGCACCCATAACGACTGGGCTGGCAGCTAAAACTGCGCCAACCACAACAAGTGCACGGCGTTGAGCGACTGTCACGGTTTGGTTGGCTGGGACGTAATTGTCGAATCCTCCACCGAAGATGTTGACTTCTTCTTCAAAAGCTTCTTTGACTTTTGGCGGTGCTACTGACAATTCTTTGGCGAGTTGGTCTAGTTGTTGACCGGAAAGTTGGTCAAGGTTTTCGGCAATCTCGGTGATGACCGCTTCAACTTGCTCGTCCGTAGGGTTCTCGGGGAGGGCCGCTATAGGCTCCTCTACAGACCAACTAACTGTCGTAGTTGTCGTCGTCTGGTCCACCATCATTGTCGTCGCCACGGGCCTCAGAGGCGGGTTTGGCGGGACGGTGGTGGTGGTAGGCGCCAAAGATGTCACGGTGGTGGCGGTTTTGGCCAGGCTGGTGGGGGCAACAGTCACCAAACTGGTCGTAGAGCTGGACCCCATCAACCCCAACGTTGTCGAAGGGGCCAGGGATGTCGTAGATAACGATGTTGATTCGGTAGGAAGGGTGGTTTCGGGCAACGTCGTGGAGGCCAATATCTCGGGCAATGTCGTCGGGGTTAACGTCGATGTCGGAAAGCTGCTCGTTGACGATTCCAGCAAACTGCTGGAAGTAGTGGACTGAATCTCTGGCTCGCTCGTAGGCGGCACGGTGCTCGTTGTCGTCGTAATGCTCGGCCATACCTGCACCGTAGTGGAGGTGGACGTAGAAGGCAAGGATGTTGTTTCTTCAACCGTTGTTGTCGGTTCCTCAGTTGTCGTGGTTGGCGGTTCGGTCGTCGTTGTAGACATCTCAGTTGTCGTTGTAGGCACATCGGTTGTCGTTGTAGACCCAACAGTTGTTGGTATTACAGCAGTCAAATTCGCTGACAGGTCATACTGCACCCCAGACCACCAAGCATCCGGATTACCACAACACACCCCTGCGCGAAGCCGATACCAACCCGGCTGTAGTTCTATTGACAGGTGCGATTGCAACCCGTACCAGTCGTCGTTCGCAACAAGCAACACACCCAGGTCGTTATATAACCAAAGCATCGGGTCGGAGCCGTACCCAGCGACAGCGTAGGTGCGGACCTCAAAGACTGTGGTGGTATCGAAGTGATACCAATAGTCGGTGGCCTGCGTGACCCGCAGGTTCTCAGCTTTAACAGTTGTCGCTAAAACGATAAGGCCAAGTCCTGCCCCGACTGCTAGGGCTTTACTCGCCCGACGGAGTCTCAGGCTTCTTGCCGAAGGCAATCGCCACTTCCTCCTTGGACAGAACTCCATCCTCAGCCCAGAACTTGAGGAGTTGCTCGGTCACTTTGGCGGCGGCCATGAATCCTGCGAGACACGCAGCCTTCCACAGTTCGACGTTGATGATTGCACCACCGGCTAGGGCGGCAAGAGCCGACGAACCGAACACCGCAAACACGCGGCCGATAACTGACTGAATCTTAACCATAATTACTCCTAGTAGTCGTGTTTGATGATGTAGTTAACAACGTAATACGGCGGGTAGTAGTCGGTTCCACTACCAGTCGCATTGCTGGTGTTGTCGTTCGGTCCGCCAGTCGGGCTTGTCGCCGTGGTTTGGATAAACGCATTGATGTTGCCGGTTTGGTTTGTAGCCAAAACACCCCAGTTGCCTGAAGAACCACTGTCGTAAATCGTGACACCCGAAACCGTGTGGGTGTGGCTTTTCATGGCGTGGGTGTGCGACGGAAGGTTCGCCTCGGAAATCGTGGCTGAACCACCCGTGCCGAGAAGGGTGAGGGATGCGTTGTCACCAATCGGGAAACGCCCCCTTATGTCTGGGGTGGTCGTGCCGACGAGCGCACGAAGTTCCGTATACGAAACGCTAATTGAGCTGCCGTCGCACAACAGCCAACCAGTCGGAGCTGCCGCGCCACCATAAGCAACAATGGTGCCAACCGGACACAACAACTTGAGTGCAGCGGTAGCCAACTTTCCTGCTGTCACATTCAAATCTGCAATCTTTGCGGTAGTCACCGCCAAATCTGTGATACCAGCAGTAGCGACCTGTCCCCACTCTGGAGCTGTCGCGCCACTGTTGACTTTAAGAACCTGACCAGCAGTACCGACTGTCAACTCTTGGAAGGTAGTCGCACCCTGGTAAACAACAGCGCCCTGACCTTGATACTTTGATACCAGTTCATTCGCCTGGTCAGCTTCATAGGCGGTGAAAACCGGATAGATGGTCGCACCAGCATCATGTGCGCGGTCAGTCGTGCCATCGGCTCCGCGACCATTTGCAGACGCAGGCCAACTCGAAACCGTCGCAGGGTCAACAACCGTTAGCGTCGTGCTAGATGCGTACTTGACGCAAACCTTTTCTTCCTTTGAAGTGCCTGGGTCAATAACGACAAAGAACGGTTCGGAACCGGTCGGCCAACCCGACAGGGCGCTGGCGAGGGTGATGGTGGTGCCACCAGCAGACAGCAATACACCAAGGGTGTTGCTGACTGGCGCTCCTTTATACGACCTGCGACTTTTACCTGCCATGATTCTCCTAGTTTTCTACCGACCTGAGTGTAACAACAAGGGTCCCCTGGAAAGTCCAAGTGTTGCCGTGGGCGTCCGATGAAAGCCATTCCACGTCATCCACGATAACTGTGTGGGTGAAATTGCCCATCTGAAGGGCAATGATTCGGGGCGATTCAATGAGCCCGTCAAAGAAACTTTGGTGTTCCTCAACGTCGTAGTAATACTCCTTATCTCGGACCTTAACCACGTCATGTAACAGGATAGGGATGACGAACTGTTGGGAGCGGAACGGGGCCACGTAAGCACGGGCCATCCAGCGGGTCATGGTTGGACCGGTAGCCGTGTTGGTGCTGGAGCGTGTCAACTTGAACTTGAACGCGGCCTCAATCGCCTTGTCGTCTGAACCATCAACAGAATCTTCCGTCGTGCCAACATCGTCCCACGCCCCTGCTTCAACCCATGAACCTTCATCAATTTGCAGATATTGGCTGATTGAACCGACGAGTGGGGTTGCGCGGGTGTCGATTTTTGCCACGAATTTGCGGTCTGGGATACCCCACCGCCAGATACCTGTTTCAATTTCGCCAGACTCAACAAGTTTGCTGGAGTCTTGAGCGATAAACCCGATACCATCAATCATAAAACAACGCTTCGAGTCAAATGTGAGGGCGTTAGAAACTGTTGCGGCGGAGTTGTACATCAAATCTGTCGCATACGCGGGGGCGTTGGTTGATGTAAACGCTGACAAATCAAGACGCCCCAAACCACCCGAAGTGCCGTCGTAGTTGGTCCAAGTGAAATAGGTGTATCTGTCTTCCGAAGTGAACTTGTAAACAGCACCGGATGTCGGGATAATTGGGCCAGCGACAAGGTTTGACTGGTCATCGGTCGTGCAATAACGGACACCTTTGTTGGTGCCGAGAAGGATATAGCCGAGGTATCCGCTGATTGCTGTGACAACCTCGCCGGTTGGAAGTTCAAGGGCGACAACACCCGAATCTAACACGCCCGCCGAGGTAATCGTAATCTTATAAATCAGCGACTTGTTGCCAGAATAGCCAGCTGCGTAAACAGCGTTCTGCCCGGTTGCTACACCAACCCACCGAAATGTTGAGTCGCCCGGGATGACGGCATCTGACGGGGAACCACCTGAGTCGATAGCCCGCAGTTTGTGGTCATGCGCACCAAACATGAACTGTTTAGCGAACGCCAGCATGTAATACGAATCGTTTGAGTTGACAAACTTGGTGTTAGAAATTGCCGCAACAGAAGTACTCGGGATGATTTGGCGAACACCGTCGGAAGGAAACGCTAAATAGATTTTGTTTCCATCGGTCGCCATTGCGGCACAGTTACCGCCAGGTTCATCTGTGCAGTTCAACCAAACTGGTCGCTGTACGGCAGTTCCGCCAGATACAAACGTGCCGGTTGCGCCGTTCGTAACTGTGAACGTGGTCGTAGTTGGGGTCCCGGCAATCGTTGCCCCAGTCAAGTTGTATGCGGTGGGGGAGATACCAGTAATGTCAACGACCTGCCCAGCAGTGAAACCGTGCGCGACAGATGTGGTGTAGGTGATGGTCCCAGTTGCCGCAGAAACATTTGAAACTGTTCTTGTGATGCTGGTGTATGGGTCGGTGGAGTATTTGACATCAGCGTCAAACGATGCGTAAACGCGGGGACCTTGAGCAACCGAATGAACAGTTGTAGCGGTTGACCCAAACGAAAGTTTCGTTTCGTTCAACAAACTGATTTGGCCCTTGGTCCAAACATCAATACCTTTGGACTTATAAAACCTATAGTCCTTCGCCTCAGCCGTATCCGCATACTTCTGTCCCGCACCAAAATGCCACGAATCCTGACCGCGACGCCACAAACCGCCAGGGTTAATAGACGACTCACCTGGCGCGGTCGAAATGTCTTGCGAGTCACGGACACGTTGCTCGTACCCACGGGAGAACCGGCCAGATTTCTGGTCAATCATGTATGGGCGGCCGTCAATCGCCACCGGGAAAACGCTCGGGACAAGAGGCGAAGCGGCAATACCCGTAAAAAACGCGGGCGAGTTGGTGTATGGGAAGGTAAAATTAATTACTGCCACGTCACACTCTGTTCAAGAACGTGGGGTACAACCTGTTCAATTTCGCGGCTTCAGCTGTGATGCGGTCACGCCGCATACGGATAAGGTTGCTCAACGAGTTACCAACAGCCCCCGACGGAACCTCATCAGGACGGCGGGTATCGCCCTGCGATTCGGTAAAGTTACGTTTCACCTCACGGGGGGCAACCAAACGAATCTGGCATCCCATAACGAGGATATCTTCAGCGGATTCAGGGAAACCACAAATGGTTTGCAAACTGTCCGTTTCTTGCGTCGGCTTAGTGAAATGGGTTTTGTATACAACCCGCATCGACCCAGAGGTAATTTGTGAATCAATCTGTAGTGCAAGACCAGAACCAAAATCCTTTGTTGCCATGTTCCGCAACAGCTTAAACTGGTTGACCTGCTTGTAGTCAGAGGACAGATACCTGTATCGGACATCAACAATGTCAATGATTTCGTCGCTGATGGACAAATTGGTTTGCCGGTCGGCTGCGTTGTACGTCAGGTCGTAGGTTTTCACACGGAACAAGCCGTGGACGGGGCTAGACAGGTCAGCTATCTCGTCGGCCAAAGCCTCAAAAATTTGGTTTCGAGGAAACTTGGGGTTGACGGTAACGATTGCCGCGTTCGCATGGGTAGCGGCAGTTGTGCCATTGAAAGCCCGTTCCACCGTAGCCGTTTTTGATGCAACAGAAATTTCCCATATGTACATCAACTCGGCGTCAATTTGGATTACCGCACCAGGACGTATACCAGATAGTTCATAGGTGAACGTAACGGTTGTCGCGGTAGCAGTTAAAGATGCTGCGAGCTTGTTGCGTTCCTCTACCGTCCCAGACAACAGTTGCCGCTGGGTGCGGGTGATGACTTGTGCGACTGTTGACACTTACTTCTTCTTCTTGGCGGCTTTCTTGCCCATCTTCATAGGCTTGCCGGACTTTTTTGCTTCCATCTTCGCAGCCTTCATACCGGCTTTCGAGTAAGAGAATTCCTTTTTACCAACCATCGGCATAGCGACCTCCTTGGGGACAGTCAGATACTAGCACCGAACTTTTTGTCCAGCCGTTCTGCGTATTCGGCTGCTATCTGTGGCACTAACTGCTGTATCAGCCCGTTCATTGCTCGTTGTGCTGATGCAGGGTCGATGTGCTGGAGGTAAAGGATTTTGGGGATGTGGGCTATTTGGGTTGCGAGGGCTGTGCGGACGATGAGTTCGTAGTCGTCGGCTACTCGCAGGTTCGGGTTGTGGCCTCCGATGGCTTGGTAGGTGGAGGCCCGCCATGCCCGCACATGGTTCGGGGCTGAAACGATGTGGCTGAGGGTTGTGCGGTTTATCGGGACCCGGCAGGCCCAGACTTGCAGCGTCTCGTCCCAGTAGTGGGAGCCGTAGCCGAGGCCCCACCCGTCGGGATAGCGCAGGCTGGAACCGTCCGGGTAGACCTCTGCGCAGTCCGAGTAGGCGAACCCGACAGACGGGTTTGTGAAGGCTGTGGCGAGTTCCTGAAGGCAGTCTGGGGTCAACTGGTCATCGTGGTCGGCTTCGACGAGGATGTCTCCGAGGCCGAGGCTGAACGCCATCTTCTTGACGTAGCCGATGTTGCCGCCGGAGGGGACATGGGGCCGGAAGTATCGGATTCTGTAACGCTCGTCGGAGCACATTCCGTAGACCTGTTGCTGGACTGCGGTGGTGGTGGAGTCGTCGTATACAAGCCATTCCCAGTCGGTGTAGGTCTGGTTTTTTAGTGAGGCCCAGAGTCGGGCTAGGACACTAGGGTTCGTGTTGTACGTCGGGGTGACGACAGAAATCATGTGGTTACGGTATTGGACCAATGTCCATGACGTTTAACTGGTGAGGCAAAGAGGCAGAACCAACAATTCCGTCCGGGTCTGGGTTTAGCGCTCCGCTTGAACCACAACGCCAGTAAAGATTCAATGTTTTTGACGAAGAACTGCTTGTAACGCCAAAGGCAGCGGCATCTGTCAATAGCCAACCCTGAAATAGTTGGCAATAATACTGCGTTATGGCAAGGGTGTCATACGCAAGTGTTTTGTTACCCAATGTTGTTTCGCCAACATACAACACATTTGATGTTGCGGCTGTACCCGTAACCTGAACGCCGACCCTACCGTGAATCATGTATCGGCGGCCCGCAACAACCGTAAAAGAAGCATTCAACACATTCAATGCTGTAGCAGCAGAAAAAGACGTTGTTGCGGTTGACGCAGTATGAAGAACCATGCCCCACGGCATATTCCACGGTTTCGTGCTGATGTTAACGCTGGAAGACTCTCCACTTGATGAACCGCTAATTGCGTTAAACCAAGTTGAGCCGTCCTGCGACTTGCTGAGATAATCCCACGCAGCCCCATCCCACACCCGCAAATAACCCGTATCCGTCTCATAAATAACCTGACCCGTATACGGAGAACCAGGGCGGGTGGTTGAGGTGCAAACGCCAGGGCGTAGACCGGTCGCAAGATTAGACAAACTCATGGCTTCACCCAGCCAGCAGCAATCAATTCTTCCTCTGTCGGCTGCGGCTCGTCACGCACCCACAAGATAATGCCTTTTGCGTTATCGGCAGCCCAACCAGATTCAAAACCAAGTCGTTTTAGGGCTTCACTAATGAGAGTTGGGTCTTCAAGCATTATCCTGCAATCTCCACAAGTGTCATTGTTGAATCGGTGAGGCTGCCAACCTGCACCCCAACTTCAGCAGCATTTTGACCATTCAAGAATCTGGTCTTGTACGTTGTTGCCGATGTGGTGTTAGGGCTGTCTAGATAGGTACAACTAAAGTTGCCACGGTTTTGCAAAGTCGTAGCGGTGTATAGACCGAAGTACGCAAACAACGAAACCGTGACATTGTTTCCTTTGACAAGAAGAAGATAGATGCCGTTACCTGAGTTGCCAGCAGATTTGTAGCAGCCGGTTTGCTGAACCATCACCAGCACCTTGCTTGATGTCGAAGTGGGCGTAATCGTTGCAGACAAACCAGTGTCAACGTATTGGTCTGTTGCATTGACGACCTGCGTTGAGTAGGTGCTTTGAACAACCTGGAGAACCGCACCGTTCGTTGGTGTGGAGTATGTCATGGTTCGCCATGCGGAACCGTTGTAGACACGCACCAGGTCGGTGTCGGTTTCGTAGATGACCTGACCCTCGTATGGGCTAGCAGGCCGAGTTGAAGAAGTGCACACGCCAGGTTTAGCGATAGCGGAAGTTGCAAGAAACGACGAGATGGGCATTACTGGTTCTCCCACGGTTCGGGTTCATTTCCTTCAGCGAGCCAAGCGAGATACTGCTGATAGTCGGTGTTGGCATCGTCAAATGGAATCCAACAATTTGTTTCCATGTCAACAACAGCACCAGCAAAAACTACGTTGCCTTTAGCCAAGCGGTAACGGGTACTCATAATTCACTCGCCGCCCTAAATGAGTAATACAAACCAGATGCCGTGGATGAAATCAAAACGTCCATACTGGTCACATAGGCGCTAACAAGCGCTGCATCAATGTTATTAGTTCCAGTGCCTGCGGTATCTAAAGTTGACAATTTGCCTGCTGTTCCAACGCCATCGAAAATAGTTATTGTTGGTGTTGCTCGCATCCGTACAGGGAATTGTGCAGATGTCCATTTTTGGACATTGCTTGTGGTGAAACCGTTGTAGGTAATGAATGACGTTCCGTTGTCATAAAAGTACCGCTGGCAGAGTTGGAGTTCGACACCGATAGGGCGCTGCTCAAACGGGGTCGGCTGATAGTTCTGCTCAAGTTGGACACCCGTGATGTCAAAGTAGTCGTTTGTACTCGCCGTTCCAACAGGCGTGTAATCAAACTGGATAAGCAACTGGCTAGACGTCGCAGGCATAACCCCGTAATAAATGAACCGTTGCCACGATGTCGTCAACGTTGCTGTAGTTGATACAACGGATGTAGGGCTAGTAAAACCCGTGTAGATGCCATTTGCTTCGGTGCCCGTCCCGCTAGAAAGCAGCACGTTGAGCAGGCTTGATGACGCAGAAAAGTTACTCCCGGCCCTAGCGTAAAACGACAGGACAACGGGCTTGTTTGCCAATTTGGTTGCTGTTGAGGTTTCAAACGATGTGCCAAGATAAATTTTGTTCGTTGCCGAGTTTCCAGAATTACGCTGTATACGAATTGCGTATTGGAACGTGTCCAGGCTGGCGGAAATTCTTGACTGGGTTGACCCGGTGGTGGACCTGTAGGTGCTCCATCTGTCTGCAAGGAAGGACGAGGAAGCCGAGGCGCTCTGTATCGTTGTCCCGCTACTGCCACGTTGCCACACATCAAAGCCGCCGTTGATAACAACGTTGCGGAACCCCAACCCGGCAGGCAACAAAGCCGAAGAACCCAACGCAGCAGAAATACCCATCAGACTTCTTTTTCCCACCCAACAGCAGTAAACGTCACCTTGTCAGTCGTATCCGAATAGCCGTAAAACTGGTCAGTAGCGTTCAACACCAAAGCCGTATCCCAAATAATCGTGTCATTCGCCGCAATCGGCAAAGCCCAAAAAATCCGGTTATCAACCGTTGCCGTTGTATTCACAGCAAAATAAAGAAGCCTGTCCGTTCCATCGGTATTGCAGAACACAATCTGCTTCACAACCCAAGCACGACCAGATGCAACAGCGGAACCCAACGTAGAGTTCGCTGTTGCGGTCAGTTTGACTGGCCCAACCAGTCGCTTTTCAGTGCGGTCACCTACAGCCAATTTATGCTCCTACATCCGTCGTAATAATCGCCGTGAACTTCGAATCGTTCATCGGGTCAGTAGACACAGCAGAGTTTACCCATTGACTACTAGCCGTACTGTAAACCAACGCCTGACCATTCGCCGGAGTGCCGGTAATCGTCACATCCGTCAAACCATCAAGCGTCTGCGAACCTTGAGGACCTTGAGGACCTTGAGCACCCTGCGGACCTGAAGCACCAGTTAAACCAACAGCGCCTTGCGGTCCCTGAAAACCAATAGGACCCTGAGCGCCCTGCGCACCTTGAGGACCTTGGAATCCTTGAGGACCTTGTGCTCCTTGAGCGCCTTGAGCACCCTGCGCACCTGTATCCCCCTGAGGTCCTTGGAAACCCTGCGGGCCCTGAGCGCCTTGAGTGCCCTGTGCGCCCTGTGCGCCCTGCGGACCAGTATCACCCTGCGGGCCTTGCGTACCCTGAAACCCTTGAGGACCCTGAGCACCCTGGGCACCCTGAGGTCCCGTATCACCTTGCGGTCCTTGTGTACCCTGAGGACCCTGTGAACCCTGAGGACCAGTATCCCCCTGAGGACCTTGCGCTCCTTGAACACCTGTTGCACCTTGAGGTCCCTGAGCGCCGGTCGGTCCCTGAGCACCTTGAGCGCCTTGTGCACCAGTTGCTCCTTGAGGACCCGTATCTCCCTGTGGACCTTGGAAACCCTGAGGACCCTGTGAGCCTTGCGCTCCGGTCGCTCCTTGCGCTCCCTGCGCACCCGTGGCCCCCTGAGCACCAGTAGCGCCCTGTGGGCCTTGCGTACCCTGCGGGCCTTGCGTACCCTGTGCACCTTGAGCTCCTTGAGCTCCTTGAACACCAACAGGGCCGACATTTTCCGAACCGACAACAGTTATTGCGGTGACCGCCGCAACATCAATATTTGAAACGGTTCGCGTCAACGTCACATAGACCGCGTTAGCGGACGATACCCCTACCGTTTCCTCGGAACGGTCAACCGTAACCGAAACCGATGCCACTACGCTCTCGTAACGTCAGCCAGCACAACCACCGTTCCCGCCAAAACGGTTGTCACGACAGTCCCGTTCGTTTCCTGCAAATCCCAGTAATAGTTGCCGGGGGAAAGCAGCGCGGTGGATGTAGCAGAAAACACGACAGTCATCACACCGTTCGCGCCATCAGTCACGGTACAGGTTGCTGTCGCGGAAACTGTTGAAATGTCGGGGTTGGTGCGGAGCTGCGCGGCGTAGGTGCGACCTGTAATGTTGACAGGTGTGGACCCGTCGGTGGTCATTGTGACCTGAACGGTTTCTGTGTCGCCTCGAACAAACGTGAGGTTTTGTGTTCCGGGTGCAGCCATACTAGACGGATACTACCATTTCACTCGGTTAGCCCAATAGGCCGCCGACATCTTGCCCTTAGCGATGTTCTTGGCGTGGCGGGCTTTGAACGCACGGTTGCGGGCAGTCCCCTCAGGTGAACCTTGGACACCCTGCTGGCCGAAACGAATCAACTTGATTTTGTCGCCTTGTTTGGCAAGGACCGCATGGGACTTTTTGGCGTTCGGGGTGCGCTTCGGTTTGTTGTAACCAGCGAACCGTTCGCCACGGTATTTAATGCTCACTGGTTTGCCGCCCAAGCATTATCAACAAGGTTCGGGTACTTGCGACCAGCCTTCGCCGCCCGAGCCTTTGCAGCCTTCTTCTGGCTGTCAGTCAACTTGGTTGATTTCTTGTTCGGGTTCTTTTTGTCCCAAAACTGCTTTTTCACGATGGCTCCATTTCAACAGCACCAGAATCAAACAATACCTGATAGGCCCCCGGGCTGATATCGGCAACCTGCCCGGTAGCTATCACATATCTGTTATTGGCAATCGTAGCGTTGACGGGTCGTTTGGCTCGGACCCGGACGGTGACTGTGGGAATCTCCCACTTTGGGTTGTCAAGCAGTTCGCCCTTAGGGACAGCTGCTACAAGTTTTTTGGCTGCTTCCGCCCAAGAGAATTTTGCTGTCCCAGCTGGGCGTTTTCGGGGCAGGCGCATGTCGTATGCGTCCTGCATTGCCAGTTTCAACTTTTGCAGATTGGGTTCGTCCCACTGGCCGACAGTTTGGGCTTTCGATTTGCCGCATGGGACAGTCCATTGGGCAAGGTGCATAAAGTCCCTTTGGCCTGTGGATTCAGAGACGATGGTGGGAATACCCATAGCGATTGCCTGTAGGGGCATCAGGCCGAATCCTTCGCCTCTGGTTGCCGCCACGAAACAATCCGCCTGGTCGTACCAGTCTCGTTGGGTTTCTTTGTTCATCCAGTTGCGATGAAAGACGATGTTGGGGTGTTTGACGGTTTCTACGTCGAAGGCGTGTGGGGCTGCTTTGATGTGTAGTTCGGCATCGGGCAGGTTGAGTTCGGTGAAGGCTTTGACAACAATGTCAAGACCTTTACGGAACCATAGGGAGCCTCCTGCGTGGAATCTGAACGGGCCGTCCGCATTGCGGCCTTTGGATTTCCAGAATGCCAAATCAACCCCGAGTGGTACACAAGTGGTATTCGGGTGGTATTTAGAAAATAGTTCTAGATTGTGTTCGCAGGGTACAAGAATCTGGTCGAACTGGCTGAACCACGGGTGCATGAACTGTGGCATCGTGTCGGTTTCCCACATCGTGAACAGGGCACGGTGTTGGCCCTTGAACCAGCCTTTCACAGAAATCGGCATCTGCATATAGACGTTCACCGAAGCGTGTTTGTCAAACACAACATCTTTCGGGGCGTGGGTTACGAAACCGTCAAGCATTGACCCGTAGCCAACCTTGATGTCCCCGACCCCATTCCAAGACTGGTAATTCATGCTGGATACACTAGCCCCTATGCCCACCCTGTCGATATACATTCCGACATGGAACCGGCAGCATCTTTTGGACAGGTTACTGAAAAGCATTGAACCGCAACTGTGCGACGAAGTTGACGTTTTTGTTTCGGTCAACCACAAACCCGATTACGACCTGCCGGATTGGGTGAGCCGCCGACAAACCAGAATCAATGTTGGTGGAGATG